TCTCCGGACAGATACCGGGCAACGAGAACACTCTGCTCAAGGGGGTTCGGCAGGTTGTTGATTGCCTGTTCAATGCGGCGCATCTTGCGCTTGTTCTCCTCGATGTTCGGCATGAGTTCGGCTTTCAAATCGATCAACCGCTCCGCTCCCGGCATACCGCCGCGCGATCCCGGTTGGTGCTGTGATCCATCGCTTTCCCGCTGAGAGGGGAACTCCGCCGCGCTTTCTGCTTCTCTGATCCTGTCCTCATCGATTTTCACGCGCAGCCGCCAGCCTTTGTACTTGCTGAGGATTTCTTTGGTGATTGGCTCTCCCATGCTGTGGTTCCTCCTCTGGGTGTCTGTTACCTCTTGTGCTTCTTCTCGGGTAGTTCCGTCCGCACATCTTCGGGAAAGAAGCTCTCCCGGATCTGTCCGCCCTCTGTCGGGATGCCCACGGTCACATATCGCAGGCGAGGGTGTATGTAGGTGATCTTGCCCTTGACAGGCTGTGTGTGACCAAACAGCGAGGTGTTGAAGGTCACCGGCTTAACGATGCAGGGCTGTCCGATCTCAAGCATGGCAAGCCTCCAGATCCTCGAAGAACACCGGATACCGCTCTGCGAGTTCCACGGCGATCATGTGAGCCACCTCCTGCGCCTGGGGATGTGCCTTGAGGCTGTCGCGCAGGCGGATGAAGTGCCGCCAAGTGCGCAGATTCATGGTCATGACCAGCTCTGTCTTGAGGCTGTTGGGGAGGACGGAGCGGGCTTCCTGCGGTGTGGCTCCTGCGGAGATCATCGCTTGATAATGCCGGTCGGCATCTTCCATGGCTCGGAGCCAGATGCTGTGTTTCATCGCATCCTTGCTGTTGTTCAGATCCCATCCGAAGCCTGTTGCAATATCGATCACGGAAATCTGACCCTCAAACTTCTCGTCCGCGTACCGGCAGTACCGGGTGCTCTCCTGCGAGTAGCTGGCGATTCTGTGCCGCACGATCTCATGGCTCACGCCTCGGTCACAAATGACCTTGACGGTGATGTTCTGATGCTCGATCACACTCTCATGGCCTCTGACGATCAGAGAGCGGATGAAGGTTTCTGCGCTGCCCTCGGTCATTTTGTCCTCAGACTTATAGCAGACGCGCCCGATGCGCTCGATCTTCTTGAGCATGGTTTCGTAGCTGGGGGCATCGAGGATCTCGATGCTGGGTTTGATGGTTTTCAATGGTACACCCTCCTTGTGGTTGTTTTGTTCCTTGCTTTCTCGGTTCGCAGAAAAGCCTTTTTGTTGCCGTCCGTCCAATAGTATCCGCTCTCTCTGGCTTGCCTGTTTTTGCGCCTTTCTTCATCCAAAGCGGCTCGGTATTCCTTGTATGCCTCGCACTCAGATTGACAGGCAGAGCAGCGGTTGGGGCAGCTATCGCCGCACGGCGGCAGTATCCTTGCCATCCTCGCCACCTCCGTTCCGTATGGCCTGCACTTCCTCAAAGACTCTCTCACCCACGCCGCGCAGTCTCTTGAGTGCCTTGTCGCTGTACGAGCGCAGCTCCTCCACGGAGTGGATGCCGTTGCGCTTGAGCGTTAAATATGTTCTCGCGCTCATGTCCAGGTTCTCGATAGGTGTTCTTGCTGCGGCGAAGCCTACGCCTGCATCCATGAGCTTGTCAGCGATCAGCGATGCCCAATATCTCGCGCAGCCGTCAACAGCCTCTTGGATCAGCTCGATCATTTTCTCTCTGTCATCCATCGCTCTCCTCCTTCACCGTCACACCGGCCTTCTCCATGTGGTAGATGTACTCCTCAAATGGCATAAACTCGTCCCAATCGCCTGTGATCCACATGTGGTACAGCTCGTCCCGTGTGGCTTCGATGATCTTGCCGTTTTCAGTTTTCATTCTCAGCACCTCCGTCCATCTCTTTCCGCAGGCTCTCCTTGATGTAATAGTTCAGTCCAAGGCGTTTACACAATTCCTCTGCATCCGTCCCAAACTTCTTCCAGTTGATGTCTGATGGGTAGTAGTTCAGCTTGCCGATCTTCACCTTGTCGATGATGTCACAGCAGCTTTCCAGAAATTCCAAAACTGCGTCTGCATCAACTACAGGTTCGCAAGATACCCATGTCTTGATTCCGAGCCATTTGGCTGAAAGCAGGTCTACAATCCTGTCGGATGGCTCGTATACACCGTGAGGCATTCCATCGAAGGTGATACCGTACCAATCGTTTTCATCCAGCAAGTCAAAGTCTCGGGAGCCGTCTCCCTTGGTGAGGATCTGCACATGGTTTCCGCTATCCTTGATTGCTTTGATGATCTCGCGGGTAGGCGTGGTATCATAGCCGGTCGGGTACGGATCGCAGGTGAAGCAGAGGTGGATTGTCTTGCCGGTGATCTTCTCCGCCTCAAGCTGTCGTTTTACGGCCTCTACAATGCCGTCCCTCGGCCTCACATCGCTGTGGAACTTCTCGCGGTCTCGGCGCAGAACGCTGGGAGCGAAGCAGTAATAGCAGCGATGGGGACAGCCGGTGTAAATGTTGATGGCGTAATCGCCGTATTCTTTCGCTTTGCCTTTCGGCTCATAGATAGGTTTCATTCTTTACTCCTTTTCTCCGTCCATCTCCGGCGGCTCCGGCAGCGGCATCCAGTGGGTTACCTGAGTCGATTCAAACTCATCTAACACACCCATGCCCAAATCTCTGAGAGATTCACTCCACGCCAACACCAGTTCTCCGTCCTCCGGCAGTCTCTCCGTCACCGGAATCCACTTCACAGGCTCGGCTTCGATGGTGGGGATTTCGTCAATGGCTTCTGTTGCTGCAAGCAGTCCGGTTTTATACCCGTTCAACCAGTCGCAATCGGCAGTCATGCAGTCAGCCACGACAAGGATCGAGGATTTTGCGCTGTTCGCATCAATCGGCCGCATTGTTGTCCCTCCGTTCTCTCATGTCCGCACCGCAGACACCGCAGTAGTTCTGCCGTCCGTCATCGTCCCAGATATGCTTCTGGGTGAAGTGGCACTTGTCGCAGGTACCGCTACCGTCATCGTGCAGTTCCCACCGCCCGTGCTTCGCAGTCTCGGACCAGATGGTGGTACATTGCTCCATACATCTCAATGCCCTATGGAATCCGTACCGTACCGCCTGAGCGAACATATTGTTCACGGTTTTCGGGACTAATAAGTCCCGATCATCCAGTAACTTTTGCTTGAACTCGTATGAGTTAATCAGCCGCATTCTTGCTCACCTCACTCAAAATACTTTCCAACGAAATCCGCTGATGTCAGCTTTCCGATATAGGGACGGATAATCAAATCATCCTCTGGCTTTAAAATGCGCCTGTTCGACCAATCCCACCAACGGAACATGGTTTCTGTAAACTCCTCTTTTTCCGTCACACGATACTGCTCGCCGCCCTCAATGCACTCCATCTGATAGGCATAGATGGCATGGGTGATGGCGATATGATTCACGCCGGCATTAACTGCCTTTGCCATGATGGCAAGCAGGAGGAGCATAAACAGTAGGATTACTGCCTGTGTTTTCTTACTCTCGACCATTCTGCACCTCCTCCGCCGGCTGCTGAAGCCACCACACGATATTACTGCCGTACGGACACTTGCCGTCCGTAAAATCGCACTCTCGCAGGTTCATCTTTCTGCCATCGTCAAGCGTGTACTCCGGTGCAGGGCAGCTATCGCAGAACTTCCGTGCGAACGGAAAACTCCAATGCTCCTCTCGTCCGTAGTAGAGCTGGTAAAGCATCTCAGCCAACTCCTCGTCCGTCATGGTGCGGATGCGGTCTGCGTTGGACAGCACCTGCGCACCACACGGCCCTTTCACGCAGTAGCTCGTCACTTCATCGTCAGAGAAATATTTGCACTTGCCATCATCGTAGTAATGGATGCACGGATATTCCTTGCTCATTTCTGCACCTCCTCGATCCTCTGCTCCAGCCGTCTCAGCTTGTACCGCTTCATCCGCTCCACCTCGTCCTCGCAGTTGAACAGCACCGCCATCTGGTCAAGCATGATGTGGACATCTGCGATCTCCTCTGCAATGTGGGCTACCTTGTCCCGACCTCTGGAATGCTTGCAGATGGCAGACATCAGCTCACCAATCTCCTCAAAGAGCATCTTGGTCTGCGCCTCTGTGCCGAATGTCTCCAGCGCTGCGCGGTAAATCGCCTCGGCGCTTCCCTTGTCCGTTTGCGCCTCCTGCGCTCTCATGGCATCCAGCGCCACCGCCAGAGCCGCGCCATATCCTGCAAGCGGTGTACTATCCGCAATCGGCTGCAGGTAGTCGATTGCCTGTTTCAAATCCATCATGTGTTACTCCTGTTCCTCGCCGGTTGTGGCGATTTTATAAAGCTCATGCAAATCGAAAAAATTCCGGGGATCAAGGCCGGTCTTCTCTTTCACCCGGTTGAGGTGTTCGTAGATGTTGTTGCTGTGAAAGAATAGCGCTTTGGCTGTGGCTGCGGTGTTCATGTTGTGTTCAGCAAAAGCCTTTATGATCGCTCTCTGCGTTTCCGTCATTCCGCATCCTCTTTCTCGATAAACACTCTGGCAAACCGGGCGTATTTCTTGTTACTCCTTACGAACTTCGTCCATGTACTCGTTACGGTGCTTAGTTTCACTCCCATGGCTTCCGCCAAAAGTTCCGGCGTTTTCTCCACGCAAACAGGCAGATGCGGCGGTTCCTTGGAATATCCCACCCATACAACCTCATACGCCATCTCGCTCACCTTTCCGCCAGCTCAACCTTGTCGGCCGGCACTCGCATTATGTAGTTTTGGCGGACTATCCCGCAGGATAGCCGCCGCTTGTCGTTATCGTCATACCAAGAGACATACTCAGCAATCCGGTCGTACTGGATGCCGTCATAGACCACCGGGAGCCGCAGCCGCATAGCTCTGTCGATCTCTTTACTGTCCATCTCTCAGCCTCGTCTCGATGTAGGTCAAAGCCACGGCGTAAGCCGCCCAGATGTCAGCCGCAAAGCCAAAAAACCAGTCGGGGTTTTTCTTTGTTCCCTTTCCGTTTTTGAAATCGTGGGAGCAGAAGCGGTCGATCAATGCTCGGCGGATATTTGCATCCCCCGCCTTGGGGCTACCGGTGATGTGCATCTTTTCCTCCATGCGGAAAACCATCTCGGAGGGGTGAAGGAGTTTACGGTCGAGGCGCTCCGAAAAACGCCCGATCCAGACAGCTGTTTCCAGCACATCCCTGCCGATCAGATTCCCATAGCTCTGCAACATCTCCACCGCAGCGCGGTCGCACTCATCAAAGCGGAAGTCCTTGATGCGCTCCCTAAGTTCCTCGTTGGGGATCTTCGCAAACTCCAAAGGACGGAGGGTTTCGGCATCCACCACACAGTAAGCACTATGTGTATTGCCGGGGTCGATTGCGAATACTCTCATTCTTTCACCTCCAACCAATCACCGGAGAAATACCACTCCGGCAGATGTTCCTTGAACTCCTCAGCCTCGGGTGCTGTCGGGTCGAAATCCCGAACACCGACAGCCTTTGCCGCATAGCTGAAACCATCCTCGGCGGGTACGAACTTCCCCTCGTTTGCGTTGATGCCTCGCCAACCTTTGATGCTCATACCGTCACCGCCTTTCTCAGACGATAGTTGCGGCTCGTATCCGGGGCGATGTTCAGCACAACGAATTTTTCAAAGATCCGTCCGCCTACTGCTTGGTCAATCTGGTTAATCTCGTCAAATGTACATTCGCTTGAGATGATGGTGTGCAGTTTTGGGTTTTCCATCCGGTAGTTAATGATTTCAAACGCCCGCTTGACTTCGCTGTTTGACGGCAGAGCCTTTTTCCCATCGCTGCCGTTCATCGTCTTGAAAAGATCATCGATGTAGAGGACTTTCGCCTCTTTCCACGGGGTTATCAGTTTCTCATACCTATCTGCGTCATTGACCGATGCGACAAGCTTCGCAGACTCATCGACCCACAGCATATACGCCACACTTTTCCCTTTCCGCAGGAACTCGCGGCAGATCGCGGTGCAGATATGACTTTTCCCCACTCCACTTTGACCACCAATGAAAAAACCACTCTTGGGATCTTTTGCATAAGCCATCGCCGTGTCCTTGATTGCTTTCTGCCAAGGCTCCGTTGCCTCGAACTTGTCAAAGGTCTTTTCTCGGATCACATCGCCAAGGCCGCTCTGCTTCATTTTGGCGATGGAACGCCGCACAGCATCACATTTGCACACCACGAGTTTGTATCCAGCACTTCCGGGGTGATCGTCCAGTATGGCTATATCGCCCCGGTTCTTGCAGATGTGGCAGTCATAGCCATCTTTCTCGTTCAGCGTTCCGGGTTCGGCATTATAATCATCAACCTGTTTCTGTTGCCATTCCTCCGGTGTCAGCACCTTGGCATCAGACATAAGTCCCATACCGTTTAGGCGGTTCAGAATTTCCGTTACTCCCTCCATTGGGTTTCGCTCCTCTCGCATCATCGTAATTGCCGTCAAGCACCTTTGCCATGTTTGCATCTTTCAGCAGCCAGTCAAAGGATGCTCGCCAATTACGGTCGTTTTTGCCTTTCAAGAAACTGCTGTTCTCCGCCTTGGCGAACAAGGTCTTGAAATCGTCCAGAGTGTAGCCGCTGGACATTCTGGCTTTGATCGCCTTTTTCCTCGCATCAGAAAGTGCCGTACACTTGGGAAATGACGGGCAAAGGGTGTTATAGAGATTTTTGATTTCTTCATAGGGGACAGAATGAGAGAGAAGGGCAGGCGGCTCGTCCGCCGTATGCTTATCCTCTTTTTCTCTATCCTCTATCTCTAATCTCTTATCTCTATCTCTTATCTCTATCTCTGGTGTAACAATGTTCGCACTTTGTTCGCTTGGTGTTACACTTTCGGGGAGTTCATACACCCTGTTCGCACGGCTGTTTCTCATACGAGCCGCTGCGTCTGACTCGCTCCCAACGAGGTTTTTGTGGTCGCTCAGAACCAATGTGCCGTCCACATCTTCATAGATCAGACCAACGGCTTGATACAACTTGAGCGCCACACGGACGGTATCAATCGAGAACCATTTGCAATCCCTCTGGATCTTCTCCACATCGTAGGGGATAATCAGCTCACCGATCTGGCGGCTCAATCGCCCATCTGTGTTGATCGTTTTGAGACAGAGCATTTGATAGAGAACAACATAGTTCGCGCCGTCAGGCTGCGACATGAAATAGTCGATAGTGTCCGAAGTCATAAACGACTCTTTCAGCTTCATCCAATAAAAGCGCTTGGGTTTCGACATTTCCTGCGACACCCCCCTTTCATTTTGGGGGCGGATATCCCGCCCCCGGTATTTGCCTTACTGCTCGTCCTCGGCAGCATCATCGAAGAAGTCTGCGAAATCTTCCGCGCTCTCCTCGGCGGCATCCTCGGTCAGATCCTCGTTATTGCCCTCGGGGGCATCGGGATCGCCGTAAATCTTGATCTTTTCGGGGTGGCGGCGTTCTGCGTAATATCCCTCGATATACGCATGGAACAGCTTGATTGCCTTGCCCTTGATCTTGTTGAACTTGTCCGCAGAGATCACAAGGCGGTCGTTGGTGTGGATGGTCACGCCGTCCAGATCGAACACAAAGCGGAGGACTGCATCGCAGCTCGACACCGCGCCATCGTTGGTGTCGTAGATCTCCATCTGCGCCTCCGGGGAGCGGTCCTGCGTGATGGTGAGGGTGATGGGGTAGGTTTCAGTATTGAACTGATAGAGAAGGTTGTCCTTGGCGAGCATAGTGCTCAGCTTGTTCTCAAGCTCCTTGGCGTTGGTGTAGAAATCCATGTGTTTCTCCTTTCATTTCACGAAACAGTTAAAGGTTGTTGGTTAGAAGGGCAAATCGTCCGACTCCCCATCGGGGATCTCAGAGAAGCCGCCGCCGGCGGGTGCGCTGTTGTTGGGAGCATTGCCTCCCTCGCTGGGTTTGCTGTCACCGAAATACACATGCTCGGCTACGACCTCGGCGGTGCGGCGGTTGTTGCCGTCTTTATCTTTCCATTCGCGGATCTGCAGCCGTCCCTCGGCAACAGCCATGCGGCCTTTTGCGAAGTATTTGCAGACGAACTCAGCCACAACGCCCCACGCTACCACATCGATGAAGTCCGTGGACTTTTCGCCGCTTTCCCTGTCCTTGAAATCTCGGTCAACGGCGAGGGTGAAGCTGGTGACGGATTTGCCGCTCTGGGTGTTGCGAAGTTCAGGGTCACGAACGAGGCGACCCATGATAATGCATCTATTGAGAGATATGATTTTTCACTCCTTTGCTTAAAGCGTCTTCAACGCTCCATCTGTATTTATTCAATCTCATGTTCAAAGTGCTTTGCCTAATGCCGAGAATACGCGCCCATTCCGATACAGAGCGGGTTTCCCCCTTGTAGGTCAAAAGCCGTGTTTTTCTCGTATTGTTGGCTTGCTGCATCGCTGTTGCCCATCGGCAATTATCGGGGCAATATCCCTTGTCATTGTCCTTGCGGTCAATGGTGAGATTTTCGCGGTAGCCATTCGCAAGCGCCCAATCCCGGAACACTTCAAAACTGTTGCGCCATTCATCACAGACCGTTATCCCTCGACCGCCGTAAAGATGGTATTCCGGGCTGTTCGCATTGAAACAACGCTGTTTCATAGCGTTCCAGATAACATAAAGACGGGAGCCGCTTCCTCCGTGAGTTCTTCTTGGTGGGATGCATCCACAGCTCGAAACATTCCCAAGCTTGAGATGAGATGCACGGACTACCTTTGTCCCTCCACATTCGCACTTGCACAGCCAATATGCGTGTCCGGAAGATCCGATATGATCTAAAGTCTCAACGGTCAACAACCCGAATTTTCTCCCGGAAAGGCGCTCAGCCCTGGGTATCGCCATTTACTTAACCCTCGTCAAAGAACTCAGCCATAGCAGCATCGGCGGTATCATCGAGGACGGGTTCGCTTTCGGCGTTGATGATAACGCCGTCTGCCTCTGCGCTTGCGTCAAGCTCCGCGCCGGGGGCATTGTCGATATACTCTGCGCTTCCATCTTCGTTGATGGTTGCCATATCGTTGGCAATAGCCGTCTGCATCTCGATAGAGAGAATACCGAACTTGTTCAGCAACTGACGGAGGCAGGTTTTCAGAGCCATGCCGACAAACCCGGTATACCAAGGGCTGCTGTACTTCCACATCTCGCTCTGAGGGATCTTGCCGGCCTGCAGATCCTCATACTTTTTGCGGCTGAAAGCCTTGCTGTAGGTGTCCGCATGGTTCAGCATCTTCTCGTGGCTGAAATACATGGTTTTCTTGAAGCCGTTCAGCAGCTCGAAATATGCGAGGTAACCAATGATCGGAGTGTTCTCGCGAACTTCATCATCTTCGATGAACTCAAAAACAGGCTTTCCGGTGAGCTTGTCGCGTCCCTTGTATTCACCTGCGCGGATCTCGATTGCATCAATATCCGCATACTGCCCGGAGCGGATAGCGAGCTGGATATAACCCTTATAGCCGATCTGGAACTGTGCCACGGTGCGGTTATTCTTGCGATCCTCATAGGGAACCATGTAGAACTGTCCCAAAACAGGGGAGGGGGACAGGTTGAGGCTTTCGCCCAAAAGTGCGGAGGAGACGATGGTAGCAGCATCGCACTTCTGCAAAGCGGGGTTCGCAGATACGGCGCTGGTGATACTCGCCACAAAGCGGTTCGCACGATTGGGATCGCGCAGGGTATTGTTGATGAGTTTCTTGTAGCTGTCGCTGGAAATGACTGCGCTGAACGGTGCAGGCTTATTGCCGCCTCGGGCGGTCAGAGAATTGTTAATGCTCATGGTTGCTCTCCTTAATCTCTGAAATTTTCGTTGTGCAAAAAGTCATGATTTCGTGGCATTTTTCATGGCAAAGATCTTCAAACCAATGGTCTGCCATTTCTCTGATCTCTTCCAAGATCAAAACAACATCTTCGTTTTTCATGGGTGCTCCTTTCAAATCAAACCCTTTCGGGACGAATGTTGTTTGCTTTCATAAATGCACCGAGTGCATTGAGCTGTGCTGTGGTCACGCGGATGCGGAATGTAACATCATGCGTCTGCTCGGCGGCGGTAGGCTGTGCCGCGGGGCGTTCCTCTGTGCCGACTACGCACCCATCGCCTCCAAAGCAAACCTTGTCACCCGGTTTGAGGTTGTGCCATGCATCCGGGTCGGCTGCATTACGCGCATTCTGCTCACGCTGCGCCGCCTCATACCGCGCCAGATCCTCGCGCTCTTTCTCGATGCGCTCCCGCTCCGCAAGTGCGGCGGCGAGGTCATAGTTTTTCAGAAACACGCTCTTGACCCGCTCGGCGATATCCGGCGCAAGGTTCAGCGTGTCGATGGATGCCAGACCGGAAGAGATGCGGTCAATGGCTCGCCCCATCTCCTCGGAAATGGTGCTTACACTGGTGGTGACATTCAGCCACTTGGGATTGTGCAGCCGTTCATAGGGGACAAGCTCGGCGAGGTTGCCGATCATGGGGGCATACAGCTCCGTCTCGATCTTCTGGCGCTTCTCCTGTTTGCGGATCTCATCAAAGTTCTTGACCTGTGCATCGATCTCCGCAGAGCAGTCCTTAATCATGGCGGTCAATTCCTTGGCCTGCTTGTCGAACAGCTCATAGGGGGAGAGATAGGTCGCTTTCATTTCCTTGCGCTTGCTGTCGATTGCCTCCGCCAGCTTGTTCAGCACGGCGCGTTCTTTCTTCGCATCGGATACGGTTTCCTCGGTGTATACCCGGCCTTTGTAATTCGCCAGACCATCCTCCACCCATGCCTTGACCTCGGCATAGTTCCATTGGATCGGGGGGAGGGGCTGGGTATTGGTCGGGGTGTAAATCTCAATTTGCATTATGCGTTTGCTCCTTTCGCATGGTTTAAATCGCCGGCAGGATCAGAGGAGGCATTATGTCTTTTAAAACATATTCCTCCCAGAACTCGACCTCTTTTTCCAGCAGAAAATCGAGATCGTCCTGCACATCGCTGCGCTCGATCTTATATGTCTGCCGGGTGCTTTTGATCTCGCCCTCCCACACTCGCTTGAGCTGTGCATGGAGTACGGCGAAATCCCAGCCGGTGGCGAGTAATTGGTGGAGGTTTTGCACATAGTAGTTTTGGGGAACACTGTCCCGCCATTTCTCCTTGGCAATGCTCCGCAGGATCTCGGTTGTCTTGCCCTCATACACACCGCGCCGCCCGGTTTCCCGCTCCACCAGCCGCCCGTCCAGAGTGGCGAACAGCCAAGGGTATTCGGGATGCCTCACCATATCGAACGCGCCGCCGTAGGTGACCTCATACTCGGGATAGTCCAGAGCGAACAGCTCCCGGATCGGTCCCTCTGCCGCGTGTCCATAGGCAACATGGGCATTGCTGGAGATGTCCGGCGCTGTTTTCCGTCCGGTCTTGATCTGCCAGAGGTCAACATTGCTCATGTAGGGGTTACAACCAACGATTGCCGATGCCTCGCTTGCGCCGATGCCTTTCAATCGAGCGGCATGCCACTCGGCCTCTGTGGTGATGATGTTAGGCATTGCGCCACACCTCCGCCCGCTCCATGATCTCATCGCTGTACTCGCTCTCGCCCGGTGTTCCGCGGTTGTAGGCGGTCAGTGCATACTCTATGCTTCCATGCCGCTCAATGAGCAGGGACAGGATCGCACACCCGGCACGGAAATTGTCATAAGGGTCGTTCAGATCGTCAGCCCCGATATCCTCCATGAGGTCAGACCACCAATACGGCCATATCTGGCAATATCCATAAGCTGCGCCGCCATCACCGCAGATGTTGCGGAAATCCGTCTCCCGCTCGATCAGAGCGATCATGAGGTAATAATCAACGCCGAACTCGTCCGCAGCCGCATGGAGAAGATCCTGCTCATCCAGAGGCAGGGGAATGTCCTCACGGAGATAACCCTGTTCCAGAAGAGCCTCCTCAATCTTCTCATTCTCGAAGTCCTCCACGACCTCGGCGGGAAACTCTGCCGTCCCGGTTACCGCGCTGGCTTCCATTTTCACCTCGGGAAACTCCTCTGCATGGTCGGGCAAAACCATTACTTGCCCTCTGGCGCTCACAGAGATAGCCTCAGAGCGATTTTCCTGTTCCCCCCAAGGAAACACACACCCGGCAAACAAAACGCCCACAGCGGCGCTTAAAAGCCAAATGCCGATATAGTGTAAATTTTGTCCCCAAGGTCTGGGCTTGACGATCTCCCAGCCGTCCTCTTTCGCATGGTAGTTCATTCTTCGCTTTCCTCCTCGTCCGGGAGCATTTCCCACAGTTGGTCTATGGTGATGCCCAGATATTCAGCCAGCAACTGAGGGCTGATGAAATACGACCACCTCACACGGCTACCCGGCATCAACATTGCCACACCGATGTTCAATAGCCCCCGCTTCATCGCCTCACGGACGAAAAGCTGGTCTTTGCCCATGATCGCCGCCGCCTCTGCGGTCGTGATCTTCCTTAACCGTGCCATCGGTTATGCTCCTTTCTTGTGATTGTTTTTACTTGGCGCGAGGTGTCACAATATGGCTTTCGATCCACTTTGCCGCATCATCCCGCGCAATGACATAGCTCTTGCCGGGCTTGTACGCCTTGAGCAAGCCATCTTTTACAGCTTCTCGCACATGGTAGATACTGCACTTAGCGATATCCGCCACCTGCTCACATGTTAAGTAATCCATGTCCTCCTCCTTTGTTTGATATATTTTTCCTAGTTTCAGCTAGTATTAGCTTGACACAGGTGCATTAGCGTGATAAATTAAAAGTGTCAGTAATAATTACATACGCTTGGGCACTTTTGCGTCCCGTTTGAACTAGCTGGACTTAGTATAACTAACTACAGCTAGTTTGTCAAGCGGGTTGTACTAGGTGCGCCTAGTTTCGTATGAACAAACAAAATGGAGGCGCTTATGTTCTACGAAATAGTCAACAATTTGTGCAAAGCGCGCAAAATATCAATTACTCGAATGGCTGAGGAAATTGGATTGAGCAATGCCGCTCCGACATCATGGAGAAGAGGTTCCGTTCCAAAACTAGGCACTCTTAAAAAAATTTCTGAATACTTCAATGTGTCAGTTGAGTACCTGCTTGGAGAAGAGCAAAAAGAAACGCCCACTCCGAAGAGTGAGCGTGACGCTGAGAATGAGGCAATTATTGAGAAGCTTGAGAGTGACGAAGCTCTGCGAGCCGCCGTTCTTCGTTTTTTAGGAATGTAAGCAGCGCTTCTCTTTTTTGAGGATCATTGAGAGCATCCAAAATAACTGCTCTCTGTTCTGGCGTAAATACTTGTTGGTCTTTCTTTTCTTCCATCTTCTCTCTGTCCTTTCTACGGGGGCGGGAAAGGTGGACAACGGCAATGTTACCTGCATTGTCATAATCTTTCAACTGTTAAGTTTTGGTGCGGTGGTTTCTGTCGCCAAACTTCCACCACCGCACCGAGGGGGTAGGCCGTCTCCGACCTTGGGCACAGCCTACCATTTGATTAAGAAATTTGCAATAACCATACAAAGTGATTTGTAACTATGCACGATGCTCTTCTTCGCGGTAAAGCGCAAAAACATCATCCGTGGGGTGAAAACACTTTGCATGATGCTATGGAGGTTGAGATGCCCTATCAAGAAAAACCGTACAATCGCTGTATAGACTGCGAGCATATTGGCGTAGATTGCGATGGACCAGACTTTTTAGCAATGGACATTCCTCGCCTATGTGAGTGGGCGAAACTCCGCAAGGAGCATCTGCGCCACACAGACCCGAAGTGGACAATGACATACATAGCGGACAAATCCGGTGTCGGCAAATCCACCGTTGAGAGATTTATCAACGGACGAATTGACGATCTGGATTTCACCACCGCTGCGCGGATTATCCGTGTACTGGTCAACGGTTCGTGGGGTAAATACCCTTGCACGATGGCGGCCGGTATGGAGTATAACGAGCTTTTGAAGTTTAAGCGCCTCCTCTCTGCCGGTGTGATCTCACAAGAGGAGTTTGATGCGAAGAAGAGGCAAGTCCTTGGCCTGTAATGATTGTATCGTCCGCTTGGCAAAGAAAGCGGGTATCTGATCGACTATGAGGAAACAACTATGGTTCAACAGATTTTGAAAACCAAGAAGGGAAAATGGGCGATTGCTCTGGCGGCTGTTTCGGTTGTGGGAATTATTGTACTGTTGAGTGACGGTCAAACTCGCTCGCTGTCTGGAGCGGTGATACTTCTTGCCATTTCCGGCTTGCTTGCCTTGTCCGCTATCAAAGACAATGGTAAAGCTCAAACCGACCAAGATAGCGATGATTCTACACAGCATGTTATAGAGACTGGCGGGGGCAAGCTTACCATAAGCACCAAAACAACAGAATGCGATGTATCGTATTTCTTGGCAGACGGGGAAACGATATCCAAGCTCGATCTTGGTTGGGATGCGAACCCCTCTGGTGGCTTCGGAAACTGGTCGGTATATGAGATCACTGGGATCAATCAAGCAACAGGCCGCAAGGATACACGGAAATACGATGCAAAAGATGAACAAAGTGCTATCTCAGAAGCAAAAAGCGGCGGTCTCGTAGGGCCTTATTCTGTACGCCCGATCCCACATGATGCCCCCACAGAGAAGCAGATCAACTATTTGCTCTCATGGAATGCAGCACTACCGGCTGGCGCATCGAAATATGATGTGAGTGCGATACTGAGCCGACTTGAGGACTCCTGCGATGTTGTTTATGAAAAGCAAGTGTCTGAGACCACAGAACGCCGCTTCATTCGCCCATTGCCAGGACCATCCGTTGATTTTGCCAGATATGCGGACGAAATGGGCTTGTACTTCTCCAGCTTCGTTGGAGCGGATGCGCTCTTTAATGGGGTTGTACGATCTCTTGAGATGCGAGATAGAATAGCTTTCTTTGCGTACTGCGCCCTCTGCGCATATCATCGCTTCAATATTGGCAATTTGTTGCACACTTCATATAAGGACAAGCTTTATGAATTTGCGGATATTGCAATCCAAGACGAAGCGATTGTAAAATCCATAGAGCAGAGAACCCCCTACGACTACCAGAACATTCACAAAGGAACTAAAGCATACAAAGCCGTAGCGGAATACTTCGGGATAAAATGAAAAATGCCCCGACTGTGCAGCGAACACAGCCGGGGCGTTGCAAAAAATACCACCATGCGAAAGGGAGAACTTTTTGCGTTCTCCATAATACCACAGCGAAAGGGAGAAAGTCAATGGCAACTGTAGAAAGAAAGAAGAGGAAGAAACGCATGAGGCTGCCCAACGGCCTCGGATCTGTCCACATGATCGGCGGCAACAAGCAACGCCGCAAGCCTTGGAGGGCGAGAGTACTGGATCATGTGGAGTTGGACGAGATCACCGGCAAAGCCACACAGAAATATCTCACCATCGGATACTTCGCCACTGAGATCGAGGCCATAGAGGCGCTGATGGAATACCGGAAGAATCCGTACACTCTGGATGCGGCTGTCTGCACCTTTGAAGAAGTCTTTGAGATGTGGAAAAAGAAGAAGTATGCTGACGCATCGAAGTCTGTCCAGAAGAGCAACAACACCGCGTTCAACAACTCTGCTCCGCTCCACAAAATGAAGATGCGCGACATCCGCACAGCCCACATGGAGCAGATCATAGCAGAAACCACCCTCGGCTACAATTCGCAGGTGCTCATGAAAACCCTATGGGGACAGCTATACAAGTATGCCATCGAGCATGATATCTGCCAAAAGAATTATGCCGAGTATGTAAAGCTCAAAGACAAAGACCCCGGCACGAAGCGCACAGCGATACCGCCGGAGGATCGGGAGAAGATTTGGAAAGCCATAGACGCAGGCGACCGCGATGCGGAGATAACCATGATCTACATTTACACCGGCATGAGAGCATCGGAATTGCTCAAGGTCAAGAAGGAGAATGTCAACCTTGACACGCGGATCATGATCGGCGGCCTCAAGACGGAAGCCGGTGCAGATCGCCACATCCCTATCCATAAGTGTATTCTGCCATTCATCGAGCGACTAATGCAAACGGAAGGCGAAACGCTCATTACGAAAGAATACCGAGGAAAAGCGAAGCCCGTCTCTTACGCAACATTTTCCGAAAAGCACTTTGCGCCTCTGATGGAACGACTTGGGATGCCGAAATACACCATGCACTATTGCCGCCACACTTGTGCCACAATTCTGCGCGAGGCAAATGTCGAGGAAGATATTCGCAAGCTGATTCTCGGCCACAAGAGCGGCGACATAACAGATCGCTACACGCACATCTCTGATGCCATGCTGGTGGCAGCGATGGACACCGTAACAGGCAGAGAATAGTGTGTATTATGTGTGTACTTGCGCCCCGTTTTTAGCAAGTTTAAGAGAGTGTTTTGGTTTGGAAAACCGCCGAAACACTCTCTTTTTCCGCATTATTGCGCTGTTTTGTACACTATGAAGTTATTTGCGTTGTATTATTGGTTTACATTCTGTATATCTCAAACCCTTGCAAATACAGCGTTCTTATAGGGTCGTGTGTATTAAGTGTGTATCTTGTATCAACTTTTTTCCCGCTTTATCCAACTTACCGTCCGCCGCACGATCCGACCTAATTCGACACGGGGGATGTGGTATAGTTCGCCATGGAGGTGATCTCGTGGACGAACTGCACAAGCTCCATATTATGATCGGGCGGCAGCAAAGACGGCTCAAAGACCTCGTGAAGATCCATGGAGGGCTTGATCCGGAACATCCCTTACAGGCATACTCGATCCAGCGCATCAAGTATCTGGAGGAGCGGATCGAAGAAGAGAAGCAAAAAAGGGCATAAAAAAAGAAGGGCAGTCCCATGGTGGGGCTGCCCTTCTTTATGCTTATTCGGTTATCAGTCCAGCGCACCGATGCGGTCGAGCATGGTAGCGATCTGCTCCCGAGTGGCGGGAGCCTTGGGCATAGAACCGTCCATGACACCGGCTGCCTTTGCCTTGTCCATAGATTCCTTTGCCCAGCCGCTCACAGGCTGCTTGTTCTGCCTGTCGGTGTACTTTGCCATCGCCTGCAGGAACATCTCATAGAAACGCTCTTCGCTTATCATCTCATCTTCCTCCTTTCCCCACAGGGGCATCTCCGGCGGGAGTTTACCGGCGCGGATCATGGCGCTCGTCCACTCCCCGTGGTTATCCCATTGGATGTGGGGCATATCAACGAATGACTTCCAATCGCCGCCCCAGGAGAAGCCCATACCCTTTGCCAGAGCCGCAGCCTTGGCAAAAAAGGCGTTATCATCGTACTCATGGCCTTTGACATTCTTGCAGAAGTCAAAGGCACAGCCCACGGTGTCGGCATGGAATGTCGGCACTTTGCCGTTGGTGACGATGTTGCCGGGTCTGGTGCGCCCCTGTGCATATAGGTGCTCCTGGTACTCCTTGTCCCGGACGGTCTGCGTCACCAGTACATTCAGACCGTTCGCTTTGCACAGCTCCAGCCACTTGCGGCAGTTGGCGGCTACATCCGGGCGCAGGAGGTTGATATCTCTGCTGTTAAGCATTGCCCTCACCGCCCTTGTAAAGCTCGTTGTGCAGCTTGATGACAGCGGCCTCGATGGCGTTTTCCACATCTTCCTCATTCACGGTGATGCCCTTGCCGCGCAGGTAGTTGACAACATAGTCCTTCTTGGCTTCGCCGTCTGTGCTTTCGTAGAGCTGTTCTGCGGCGGCGACAGCGATCTCCACCCAGCGGAGGAAATTGGCGGTCTGCTCGTTCGTGGCCTTGCTCTTAATCCAAGGGATAACGAAAGCGGAAATGAGCGCAGCTACGAGGGCGATGATTGCCTGTGCAATGGGAGTGATATTGATTTCCATGGTGTTTCTCCTTTCTGTGTGAAATAAAATAGGACGCTGCCGGTGATGCCCGGTGTGCGCCCATGTGTTACTGCTTGAAGATGGTTTTTGCTCCGAGGATCACCAGCTCACCGCCGAAAAAGGCGAGGATCAAAAACCA